CGCTGGATGCTGCTTCTGCAACTATTATGCAGGGCAAAAAAAGGGTTGAAGTAAAAGGCGAAATCCTTACCCATAACGACTACGTGCTGCGGCAGATTGCCGATTGCACTACGCTTGACCAGCTGCGGGAACTTTACAGCAATGAGCCGGGCTTATTCATGGAGGATGAGAACTCACCGCTGGGCAAAGCTTACGCCAGCCGGTTTAATGAATTGCAGAATGGAAACTGACATGGCAAAACTGCGCAGCGTGAATACGCACTTTTGGCAGGACGACTACATTTGCGAACTGCCAGCCGAACAGAAATTGTTATTTCTGTATCTGCTTACCTGCCCGCTTTCAAACATTGCCGGCGTTTACGAGATCACCCGCCGGCAGATTTGCTTTGACACCGGGCTGACGCCTGAACAGCTTACGGCAGCTATAACAAAGTTCATAGCCGACCGCAAGTTATTCTACGCCGATAACTACATTATGCTGGTTAATCACCATAAGAACCAAAAGCTTAACCCGTCAATGGAGAAGGCACGCCGTATGATTATCAAGGCGTTACCGAAGCGGGTGCATGATATTTACGAAAGTTGTCTGGTACAGGATGCCGACACCATGCGACAGGATGGGGACACCATGCCGCCATCCTGCCTAAAAGATAAAGATAAAGATAAAGATAAAGATAAAGTGGAAGTTAAAAGAAAAGCTTTCGCTGCCGAACTTTATCATAAGGATTATCTTAAGTATGGTACACAAATGCTGCAAAACTTTTGCAATTACTGGACTGAACTCAATGCCAGTAAGACCAAAATGCGCTACGAACTGCAACTTACTTGGGAACTGCCCCGGCGGCTTGCCACGTGGGCGGCACGTGAAAACATATCAACGACCGCCAAGAAAAGCGAATTGCTCACCTACAACGAATACCTTGAAGTTATTAACAAGGGCGGCAGGGGTGAAGATTACCAAGTTGTGAAGCAGGACGGTAAAACGTTTTGGGTACACGTAACGAACGTTCACAAATACACAAACGAAGATGAGCAAAAAGAAACATAGGAAGTTAAAGGCGCAGGTATTTGACCTGCTCAAGAACCAGCCCCTCACCCGTGAGAGTGATCGGGAACTGGTTGCGCTTTACTGGCAGATTGAACAGCCGATGCTATTTGCCTTTCGCCCAGCCGAAGCCGTACTGCGTGCCTACATCAATGCTGAACTTACAAGCGTTGAAAGCATCACACGCACCCGGCGGCAAGTGCAAAAGGAACACCCGGAATTAGGACGCTGGGGCAAACAGGTATTAACTAATTTCCCAGCGCCATGACCAGCCAGCAAAGGATAGTATTCAGGGGCAGACACTTCACGTATGGTGAAGTGCTTGCCTTTGCACAATTTTACCACCTGCACCACGGCGAGAACAGCCCGGATAACTTGCTTGCAAACTACTTCCGCTGGAAGGAAATTTCAAAAGAGTTTTCGGCGACCGCCCGGCGGCTGCTTGTTGTTGAAGAAACGGTGGTGAACTATTACGGGCTTGACATGGCAGACGTCAGGGGGAAGCGCCGGTACAAGGAACTGGTCAGGGCACGGCAGGTGATTGCATACCTGACGGTGCACTATGCTTCGCAGAACGCTATTACCGGCGTTATTGGCATGAACCGTAACAACGTGCAGTTCAGTAAGACTAAATGCGGTATCCTCATGGAGACCGAAAAGCTTTTACGGCAGGAGGTTGCTGAAATTGAACAGCGCCTCAAGCCGCAACTACTTGAAATTGACGAAGAAGTAAAACGCCTTGAACAGCAAGAGGCAAAACGTTTTAACGAAGATGAAACAGCTGAAGCAAATACAACAGGAACTTGACGCCCTGCGCAAACAGGGAAAGGACGCAGTTTTCACGGAGCAGCGCAAAATTGAGAAGCGCATTTTGTTTCTTGAGATGTGCCGGCTTTACCTTGAAACAAAGCCCCGTGAGGAGTTCATAAAAAAGCAGCTTGAATCGATTGGCTTTATAGTGGGCACACTTGAGAGCCGCTTTGGTCAGTGGGCAAGCCACCGCACGGGCGGGAACAAAGAACTGCGCCGGGAGTATAATGCTTTGTGCCAAATACCAAAGTACAAACAGCAGATCAAGACGCTGAAATTTCTGCCTGACTGACTATGTTCACTATGGCAGTTTTGCAGGAGATAATTGACTACTGCACAGCGCAGGCGCAGCGCTATAACTTTGGGCTGCGCTATACGGCGAACGGCACAAAGGAACAGCAACTGACGGGCTTAATAGGTCAGTCGGTTGTGATGACTTGGTTCGGGGCAGGGTTAATCAGCGGTGAGGATGGTTGTGACGGCGGGCTTGATGTGCTTTACGCCGGGCGCAGGATTGATGTCAAGACTATGGGGCGCACTACCGCCGTCAAACCATACTACACTAACAATTTCCTTGCCTTGCAGGCAGATTACAAAACTGATGTTTACATTTTCTGCAGCTACAATAAACTCAAGGCAGAACTAACGGTTTGCGGCTGGGTGACAAAACAGGAACTCGCAGCCGCCCGGCGTTATTACCCACGGGGCACGTTACGGCAGCGTAGCGACGGCACAACGTTCACAACCTTTGCCGATCTTTACGAGATTGACAACTGCGCCTTACATGACGTCACCGGCGTAACTGACCTTTTAGTGCAGCTTGCAGGGTTGTGAGAAAATAAATTTGTTTACATCACGAATATTGCAGTAATTTGTTTCATGGTAACCATCGGCATACTTCGAGCAGGCTCATGACGTTGCGGACGCAACCGACTGATGCCTGCTTTTTTTATGCCCTCACCCGCCGCAGATGAAGGAAGAAGCTTACAGTCATGCCGCACTTTGCAATTACATACGTGCCAATCACCCGGACGTAATTTTTACCAGCGACCTTTCGGGCGTGCGCCTGCCTATCGGGCTGGCACGTGCCGTCAAGCCGCTGAAAAGCAGCCGGGGCATACCTGACATAATCATACTGCACCCGGCGGGCTGCTATCATGGCTTGCTGATTGAACTCAAAGCGCTTGACGTGCGCCTTTACCGCAAGGACGGGCAGCTGGTCAGCGACGAACACCTTGCCGAACAGGCTGCAACTATCGGTCGACTGCGCAGCGTTGGCTATGCGGCATATTTTGTTTGTGGCTTCCATGCCGGGCGTAGGCTTGTTGACGAGTTCTTCGCCTTGCAGCCGATTTGCGGCATCCTAAACGGTGGTGATGGTGTTGAGCCACTCGTATATCGATAGTGTAACCTGCCTAACGTGGTTAGGTAACTTTTGCAATAAACCAACAAAAGCAATATGAAATTAAGCAAAATCAAACTAAACGAGCAAAATCCACGCATAATCAAGGACGCCAAGTTCAAGCAGCTTGTAGAGAGCCTGACGAACTTTCCAAAGATGATGCGCCTGCGCCCGATTATCGTTAACAAAGATTACGTCATCATTGGCGGCAATATGCGTTACCGTGCCTGCGTAGAACTTGGCATGAAAGAAATCCCTGACGACTGGGTGCGGGTAGCTGATGAACTCACGCCCGCAGAAGAAAAGATTTTCGTGATTGAAGATAACATACAGTTCGGCGATTGGGATTGGGACATACTGGCAAACGAATGGGATCAGCAGCAACTTATTGATCTTGGCTTGGATTACCCGTCGTTCCTTGCGGCTGACGTGCCACGCCCGGACTTCAACGACACCGATCTTGACAAAGGCAAGGAGATCAACGGCAAGGATGGTAACTGGTTCTACGTTGAATACTACGGGCAGAATGAGTTATTTCAAAGCCTTTTGGCTGCAATGCAGGACGCCGGCTTAATGCTCACCGAACACCAAGTTAAGCCCGATGTTTTCATGGAAGCTATGAAGGATTGGGCGGCAAATAAACAATTGAAATGATGGCAGTTAGTTTGAGAAATAAAGAGATAAATGTTTGCGCTGAATGCGCTGAAGCTGGCATATCATGCGGCGACCGGCAAAAATGTGCCCCGGTGCGCAAAGAGGGCTTCCGTAATTACAAGGGCATACGCCTGACGGCTGACGGCTTTGACTGTGCCCTGCCCGTGACGATTGATTCGCATAGCAGCTGCGCCTATGAATGTTTGTACTGCTTTAGCGATAACATCATGGGGCACACAATGCAGTCAAAAAAGCTGGGGCGCACTTCGTTGAACTTGATCGAAGGCATTTTCAGCGGACGTGACACCGCTGACGGGCGACAGTTCCGTGAAGCTTTGCGCTATGACAAACGCAACGCCGCCGGCTTCCCTTGCCCGGTGCAGGTGGGCGGGCTTTGCGATCCGTGCGATAGTATTGAACAGAACTCCGGCTGGCTGCTTGAGTTCATGCGCCTTGCCACCAAGTATGACCAGCCCGTGCGGATGAGTACAAAAGGCGTGGTTTTCCAAATCCCGGAATACTTTGCAGGCATAACCCATAAGCCTCACTTGTTTTGGATTGCCTTTTCTATCAACTGCAACGACGACCGGCTCATACAGCGGGTTGACCGTTACACACCTAACACAACCCAGCGCCTCAAGACCATGAAGCAACTCACAAAAGCCGGCGTGAATGCTTCGCTACGGCTGCGCCCTATCATTCCCGGCATAACGGATTACAAACGTGGGCATATTGATTTGATAAAACGTGCAGCTGACGCCGGGGCAAGGGCTGTGAGTTATGAAGTAATGTTCTACCCTATGGCAGTACCAAAGGCAAACCGCTGGAAGTACCGCCTGCTGAATGAACTTGCCGGGTATGACCTTGAAAAGATTTACCGGGGCTTTGGGCGAACTATGGCTTGTATGCGACCGAGTGCAGCTTTCACCGAGGACATAATGCACGAAATACGTGAGGTGACGCACGCCTGCGGCATGGTAGCCGGCGTAAGCGATCCGGTTTGGAAGCAGCTTTCGGACGTCGGGTGTTGCTGCGGCATACCACCCGATGACAAGGTGTTCGGGAACTGGGAGCATGAAAACATGACGAACGCCGTTGTAAAGGCACGTGACGGGGCAAACAAGTTAATTCGCCTTGATGACATTGCGCCACCGTGGAGCAGGCACACAAACAAGTTACAGCTTTGTGCCGGCGGTGTTGGTGCTGAAAACGTTTACCGCAACCGGCATGAAACATGGTATGACTTGCTGCGTAAGAACTGGAATAATCCCAGCTTGCAGCGCAGCCCGATGAATTACCTGCAAGGGGCTGTCCAGCTTGCCGGCGAAGATGAACAGGGCAATTACATTTACAAGTACGTTGGCTTAAAGCGCAAAAATGAAAAATGAAAACAATTTGGAAATATCCGTTAGGTGTAGCAGATAATATTGAACCACGCTTTGCAATTGAAATGCCTAAAGATGCGGAGATACTTTGTGTGCAGTTACAATACGGTAAGCCCTGTTTGTGGGCTATTGTCGAAACAACTAACGAAAACGAAATGCGGTACTTTGTTCTGCATTGGACAGGGCATGGTTGGACAGCGAATGGTATCGGGCAGGTTGCTGCAAAATACATAGGGACATATCAATTAGCGGGCGGCGAATTGGTTTTTCACCTTTTTGAAACAAATATTACTAATGAAAAGCACCCGTGACACGGTAGGCGACTTCGCCATAATTATTTCGGCTACGCTTGCCATTGTTTTGTTATTGGCGCTTGCAATGCTTGCCGCCACAGCCTGCGAACCGCAAAAGGAATACAGCGACTGCTTTGATTGCACGGTGGTAACAATCTATGAAAAGTTCTGTGACAACCCGCACACCGTAACACTCAAGGCAGAATACGAGTACTGTGACCAGCCGAATGACTTTGGCGAAACGTGGAGCAGGCAGAATACTTACGCCGACACAACAAACCACATGACACAGATAGCAACCTGTAAACAACGCCTGAAAGATGAACCCGAATGATAACTACTTTTTTGATGACCTTGCTAAAGCTGGCTGCCGTGGCTGCTTGATTATTACAGTGAGCATAATAATTGCGATAGTATTATGTTTTATCATTTGAAAGATGGAACTTTGTAACCATCGTAACACGCATAAAAAAGGCATGAAGCAAATACAGTTCGTATTTTGGCGCTATGGTAAGCCGCACTTTGGTTACATACGTGGCAATCCGCTAAACGTGCCAGCCGCCTTTCACCTTATTTACAAGTGGTCGCTATGGCTGGGCTGGCTTGAGGTGCGTAAGTTTCTCACAGATGAAGAACGCAAGCAGGCACTTAATATTTACCGCAATGGCATACTCTGACGAAGAACGACAAACGTTCATAACCATATTCCGCAGCAATGCAACCGACGTCAGCCGGGCGGCAAAGGCTTTCGGGATAAACCGTAAGACGTTTTATGACTGGTACAACACGGACGAAGCCTTCAGGGCAGCCGTTGAAGAAGCCCGTGACGAGATCAAAGACTTTGGCGAAAGCCAGCTGCTAACGCTGATGAAGGGCATACCAAAGCTGGATAAGCAAGGCAAGATCATAGGCTGGATAAGCCGCCCGGACACCGCTGCAATAATTTTCTTCAACAAGACCAAGAACAAAGACCGGGGCTATGTTGAACGCATGGAGATACGCAACCGGGAAGAACCTACGATCGACATGGCGAAGCTTACCGAAGCCGAACGCAAGCAACTTTACAGACTGATCGCAAAGGCAGATGATAACGGCGACATCAGCGGCTAACCTGCACACAATACGGCAATGGAAGTACCGGGAGAACTTTTACGAGTTCTTTGTGCAGGCGTGGCAAATTATTGAACCTATCAAACCGCTGAATGAGAACTGGCACTTGAAGTACCTTGCCGACCTATTGCAGGAAATCGTTATGCGCATTGTACGCAAAGAGCAGCGCACGTGCGACTATGTGATTAACGTGCCGCCCGCCACAACAAAGAGCAGCCTTGTAACGATAGCGCTGCCGGCGTGGGCTTGGATTGTTGAACCTTCATTCAAGATAATCAGCGCATCATACGCCGACGTGCTTTCACACTACCACGCAGGCAAGACACGTGACATAATACTTTCAGACTGGTATCAAGACCTTTTCGGCGACCTTTACCGTATGCGGCTGGACGTAAACAAGAAAAGTGAGTTCGCTAACAGCGCCGAAGGGATGCGTTACGCCGTCGGCAGCGGCGGCAGCGCAATAGGCAGGCACGCCGATCTTGTTATTTGTGATGATCCCATTAACCCGAAGAAGTCTGCCAGCACGGTCGAACTGGATGCTATTAACGATTGGTGGGATACCAGTATAAGCACCCGGCTCACAGATGCAAACATCAGCACGAAGCTGCTCGTTATGCAGCGCCTTGCTACTAACGACCTCGCCGGACATTGCTTGAAGAAGGGCACGTACTGTCATGTTTGCCTGCCGGCTGAACTCACGCCCGATGTTGCGCCTGCCGAACTGGCTGCCAACTACGTTGACGGGCTGCTTGACCCGGTGCGCCTGAACCGTGAAGCGCTGGCAAGCTTCCGTACCGCAATGGGAACGCTGGGTTACGTCGGGCAGATGTTGCAAAGCCCCGTTAAAACGGGCGGGAATATGGTTAAAGGCGCTTGGTTCATGGAATACACTATGAGCCGCCTGCAAGACGAAGCCACAACCGAAAAGCTTCCCCTTACGTGGAACTATACCATTGACGGCGCTTACACCGACAAGGATGACAATGACGCCACGGCTATCATAGCTTACGCCCAGTTTAAACATTCGCTTTACGTGCGTGACGTGGCAGCCGTGCGCCTTGAAATGCCTGAACTCATTAAGTTCATCCCGGAGTTTGCCATGCGTAATGGCTATAACCCACGGGCAAGCCGCATTTACATTGAACCAAAGGCAAGCGGTTTAAGCGTGGCGCAGATGCTCAAGCGTACCACGCACCTGAACGTCATAATTGACACGCCGCCAAAGACTGACAAGGTTGCACGGGTAGCAGAATGTTTGCCTTATATTGAAGCCGGGCGGGTACACTTGCTGCAAGGGGCAAGCTTCGTTAAGGCTTTCACGGATGAAGTGTGCGCCTTCCCGAACTATGACCATGACGACCAAGTGGATGCGCTTACAATGGCAGTACGCCGGGCAATAGAACCGGAGAAAGGGCGGGCAGTATGGCACAAATAAAGCAACCGGAACGCCTCACGCTGGGCGAGATGATTGACAATTACGATCTTTACCGTGGGCTGCCTGACGGGCTTGTAAAGCTGCCCGTTCCACGCACCTTACGCATAGCCGGGCGACACCTGCCAGTTCCACAGACGCACGAAGAATTTATTAACAACCTTTGTTACGGGCAGCGTTTGTTCTTTACGCAAGACGAGCCGCACGACTGGGGCATAATCCTGCGTGCCATTGATGGTTATTTTTACCCGTTATCAACAGGTGAACCGTGGAATATTGATAAGGCTCTTGCGTTTGGTAAAAAAGTCCTATCTTGTGGCGTCGTTGAAATTTACCCGGTCGCTATGCAACTAACAAAGCTGGTGAACGAAATGGCAGAACGGGAACGCCTGTTATTGCACCGTGAACCATCCAAAATGGAATTAGCCGCCGGCGTCGAAAAGCTGAACGTCTTTGCAGAACTTACCTCCCTTGATTTCTTGCGTGACACCATGAAGATTACCGTGCCTGAAGTGCTGCTAACGCCTTATAAGGAATGCTTGGTGCGCTTCATGCTGCAAAGGGAAGTTGAAGATTACCGGGAACGTTACTTTGACCTCATGCAAGCCGAAGCAAAGGCGAAAAGCGAAAAGCCTAAATTCCGCAGTAATGGCTAACCCAAAAACCAAATACTTTGAGCAGGATCATCAGCGTCAACCGGCACTCGGACGGGTGCGGACGGGCTTTCTGCAACGTCCTGCCGGCGTTGGTGCTATTGCCTTCCGTGATGAACTTGGGGATGCGCTTTCGCTGCAACAAAACGGCGTAGGGCTTGCGGTTACGCTTGCCGAGAGTACGCTTGACTTTGCACACAATGCAGCCTACAACGCTAACCCGGCGCTTGCAGACTTTGCATACAAGAACGTGCAGCTGAACCATGACCGTAACCTTACGGCTGTCATCCTGCCACATATACACTGGTTGCAGGCAAAGGACTATTCACCGAACTTCCTTTTTGAATACCGTTGGCAGATTAATAGTGGAATAAAAGTAACAGCGTGGACGAAATTGAAATGTAATGCGCTTGCTTTCGCATATATGCCCGCAACAGTCATACATCAAATTAGTTATTCGGCTGGTATTGTTGCGCCCGCAGGTTCGACGCTTTCAGACATTGTGCAGTTCCGCATCTACCGTGACACCACAAACGCAAGCGGCGCTTTCACAGGCACTTGCCCTTACAACACGGGCGGGAACGCAGCTGTGCCGGTGCTTTCGTTTGACGTACACCTTGAAATTGATCAGATTGGCTCAACCTATGAATACATAAAATGATAACCGACAAGTTAAAAACCATACTCACCGACGCCGGCTGCACGCTGGTACTGTACGACCAGCAACAATTAATAAACCTTTACGCTGACCGTAGCGATATGCTTGACGTGGTGGGCTTGATAATGCAGCCGCCCGACGTCATACTTGAAGTGCGGGCGAACGCCATTGCAGAACATTACGCACCGCTGACTATTGAAGTGTTGCAACAGGCAAACGAACACCTTGAGGACAAAGCAGAACGCCGGGATGACCAACTGCAAGAACTGCTTGACATTTGTAAGGAGATAATTGTGCGCATCATTGCCACGGAAGAATACAAGACGC